CTTTTCTTCATACTTGGCGATGGTTTCAGCATCCGGATTGACCAGTACTTCACCCTTCAGGGCATCCAGCACCAGATCACCGTCGATGATCTCCTGCAGGCGGTTAAACAGCTGGGAGCCCTGCTTCGCATAGAAAGGCTCCACCGCCGCGGTCTTCTCGTAGCCGGAGATCACGATGGAAGACTGACCCAAAATGTTCCGCTTGGTCTCCACCTGGGCTGCCAGTTCGGGAGAAAACTCCTCCAGATCCTCGCCCAAACGCTCATAGACCGCCTCACCGTCCTTGACGCCATTGATGAAATGGGCCATATACTTTCGTTCAATTTTTGCCATATCATTCACCTCTATAAATTTTTGTAAATTCTGCGTAAAGCAGCACTGTGTACAGAGTGCTGCCCACCTGGGCATGGCTCCGGAGCTGACCGGCGGTTGCCCGGATGCGCTCGGTCCTAGGATCATCGCCAAATTTGGGGGCAAGTCCTAACCGCTCCTGCTCCATCACCCAGTTCTGAAAATCCAGCAGCCAGCGGGCATTTTCTTCACTTGCTCCCGCGACTTTGCGCAAAAGGAAATCATAGCGGCAGTACACCGTCAGATTTCCCTGCACATCCTCCCGGCGGGACAGTTCCCTCAGACCTTGGGGATAGATACCGGTATTGCCGGGGCGGGCATCCACATAGTCGATCTGCAGGGAATCCTCCCACCGGGGAAAGGTCTGCAGCCATGTCTTTATTTTCTCCAGCATCACAGCGCCTCCTTCTTGTGTCCGGCTTCCCAGTGGATCACCTCTCCCTCCCAATAGCAGGGATGCACATAGCTTAGCTCATACACCTCCGGAACTGAGGCCGGAAGAAAGGTTTCCCAATCAATGGTTTCCGGACCTGTTCCGGCATAGATCCGGTCTCCGGGCAGGGGTACGAAAACACCCGCGGGAATGATCAGCAGGAATTTCTTCTCCATGCTCTTCCCGTAGCTTTCGGTGGCTTCCCGGCATCTGCAGGAAAGGTGGCAGTTGTCTGCCACCTTACGCTGAATTTCCTCACCGGATTTCCGGTAAAAGGTCACGGTGTGATCGCACAGGCTGTAATCCAAAGGATTCACACGCCCACCCCCCGGGAAATATCCAGATAAATGGATGCCTTCTCATACAGCTCCCTTTGCAGCCCGGTATCTGTCCGGGAACTGCCCTCATAACGGACGCTGACCTGGCCCACCGAGGCGGCAGTAATACCGCCCCGATGTTTGGAGTGGGCATAAATGGATTCGGCAACGGCGCAGATCGCCATTTTCAGACTCTCCTCACCGGACATCTGAACCCGATAGATCCGCTGCAGCCGCTGCAGATATTCCTTTGCCCGCAGAGCTACCCCGGGGAAGGCCTTCTCCGGGATCAGCTCGCCCATGTAAACGTCCTTATAAAATCCGAAATCCGCCATAGGCTTATGCCGCGCTGATGGCGATGTCCTTCAGAACCGCTGCCTTCAGAGTGTTCTTCAGGGCAACACCTGCCACCAGTTCCACTTCACCGGTCTTGACAGCGCCGGGGGCGTTCAGATCGGGCAGATAGGAATTGATGACACCATCGCCCAGAGGGGAAATGCCGTGGAAGCCGTCCAGACCCAGAGAGACCGCATAGATAGCGGTCTTGCCGCCGACCGTGGCTACCACATCCTGAATGGATTCGCCGTTAAAGTACTGGCCCATATCCACCATAGGCACACCTGCGTAGGTCTCCACGGTACGGCCGAAGTCGTCCTGGGAACGCTCGTAGTAGCCGGCACGGCGGGCGATGGAACGCAGCTTCACCAGCATGGCGCGGTTCATCAGCAGCATGGAAGGTGTCCCGTCCAGGCAGCTGAGGAAGCTGTCCATCTCGTCCAGGAAGGCATTGTAGTTATCATCCAGTTCCTGGGAAGTGGTAAGGCTGACACCGCAGGTCAGTTCATTCTGCGTGCCTGCCAGCAGCTTTTTCAGACCGTCGAAGGTGCCGGTAACGTAACCCTCACCGGCGTCTTCCGCAGCGCCGTTGATCACCAGGTTATGGAAATAGTTAGCAGTCGCCTTGATCTTCTGCTCCGCCTGGAAGGCCAGCTCACTGGCAGCACCGGAAGTGGACTGCAGCACGCGGTCCATCTGGAAGGCACCGCCCATAATGATGGCATTGGTGGTCTTCTTCTCCTTCTTGGCTTCGCCGGGGGTGTACTCACCGTTGATGGTACGGACACCGGCAGTAGAGGGGGTCTTCAGCTGAATGTAGCCGTAGGTCAGAGTGGAGCCGCCGGTACCGGGAGAAATGGCGTTGTCAAACACCATATTGTCCAGCAGCAGGCTGCTGCGGCGGAACATATCCACGATCTGCTGATCTACCTTGTCGGCCATGCCGACCTTTGCTTCTAGCAATGTAATAGCCATATTTTTTTACTTCCTTTCAAATTTTTCCCGTAATGCCCCCGCCAGAGTGGTGGGGTGCTTTTCCTGCACGCCGCTGTAGGCGCCTGTGCCCCGTGCGTAAGGGGGCGGAACGTCGCCCTCGAAAAGGTAGCGGCTGTCCTTTTTTAAGGTTTCCAGTGCCGCTTCGATGGCGTCTGCCTGGTTTTCGCTTGCTTTCAGAGTGTCCAGATCCAGAAGCGCACAGATCGCCTTGGCATTTCTGCCCCTTGCTTTCACGATGGCCTCACCCAAGACTTTTTCAAAGGCCACCTGCTGAAGCTCCTGCTTGTGTGCTTCCACCGCCTGGTTGTACTTCTCCTCCCAGGCCTTGGCCGCTTCTTCAAAAGACTGATCCTGCTGCAGCTGAGAAAGCTGGGTCTTGAGGTCCTCATAGTCCGCATAATTTGCCTTGACCTTCTGGATATCCCGGCCGTTTTCCGCCATGATCGCATCGATCACTTCCTTGGGAAGCGCTTCCTCTCCCACCCTGAATTCCTGCAAAAATTCCCGTTTCATTTTTTCTCCTTTCATTCGCTATGATTTTTTACGGGTTGACTCCCTGTGCGAGGAACTGTTTTATGCCGGTTCCACGGCAAAATGGGTATGAAAAAAGCACCCCTAAGGATGCTTAATCATCTTTGCCGCACTCCGATACGCTACATAGGGGCAAGCATCGCTCGTCCGCTGCCAGCGTAATTACATTGTGCTGACGGACGGCCAATGGCCGCCCCTACATATTCTCTTGAGGCATGTACCGGTTTCTGATCAACTGCCGCTCTTCCTCTGTGGATGCAGGCAGATTAAATCGCCAGCCCAATGCTACCTCGGGAGCGATGAGACCCATGCTCACCATCTGCCGGTACTCCTCCCAGACCTTATCCTCATCGTAGAGGGTAGAATTGCCCCAATCCACGGTGACCGTCATCTCCTCCGGGAAGGGCAGCTGATAAAGCGCCGCCAGCTTGCCGCAGAGGGCAAGCACCTCCGCCTGGGCATTCTCCCACATCTTCTGCAGTTCGATCACCGTTAAGTTGAAGTCACCGGCAGAGGATGTGATCTCCGTGGCCGTCCGTTCCTCCATGTTGGCATCCGATAGCATACCTCTGCGCATGCCCACCATGCTCTCCACATTCCGCAGGTACTCCTGCTTCCGGGCCAGGTAGGCATCAAAGCGCAGTTCCGGATTAAAGACCGTCATGCCCACCCGTTCCGGGTCTTCATCCAGGCCAACAAACAGATGGTCCTGCAGCTGCCCATCCCGGAGCATATCGGAGGACAGGATGACCCGGCTCTCGCCCCGTGAGAATTCCCCGTTCATCTGGGCCTCATTCTCGTCAATATTGCGGATCAGTCCCGCAACGGCAGCATACACGGAAACGCCGTCAGCAGAGCCATCCACACAGTTGAGCATAGGCGTCTTCATCCGCACCAAGCCAATGCCGCCCAAAGGTGCTTCATAGCGGTAGGTCTGGGCTAAATTCTCATAGGCCGGATGCTCCTGAAGGCTCACCTGGGTGCCCAAAGAGTTCTGGTCGGCAGACCGGAACAGACTGTTTTCGATGGTCAGAAGACCGGCCGCATCCACAGATCTTCGCTCCAGCAAGGTGTAGAAGCTGTTGCCGTAGGCAGCGGTTTCCATGGTGCCCACATCCGTCGGCTCACCTGCGCCGTTTCTTCCGAAGATCAGAATGTTATTTCTGGGGATCAGCGTGAAGCCAAAATCGTTCACGCCGGGACAGGGCTTCAGATAACACTCACCGCCCACCAGCGCCAGTTGAACCGCCTGTTTCTTGTGAGAATCCAGGGAATCCATCAGATACTGATAGCTGTTGTCCCCGGCTGCCGCTGTGTACTCCCCGAACATGGCCTTCACCAGCTTGTTCACCACCGTGTAGGCGATCCGCTGACAGGGATCCCGACCCGCCCCGGAATCCGCCAGGTAATAAAGGTCGAACCACTCCTCAATGGCAGTTCTCATAGCTTTGGTGGTCTTGTCGGATGCGCCAAAGCGCTCCTCATAATCGTAAATACTCAATTCTTTCTCCTTCCCCGCAAACCCAGGTGGATGCCCTGGATATAGCTTTCCAGCTCATTCACCTTCTGCCGCAGAACTTCGTTCTCTGCCCGCAGCAGTTTGTTCTCCCGCAGCACCGTCTCCTTGGCCCACAGGGGGAGAAAATTCTCCGTCAACCACTTTCTCAATTGTTCCTTCCTTTCACTTGCCTGCGCAAGACGCTTGCGCAGAAATACCGAATGTCGTCCATGGCGTGATCGTTTTCCTTCACCACGCTGTCGCGCTCACCCTTATCCTCCCATCGATAAAGTCCGAACTCCCGAATGGTGTCTTTACATTGAGGGCTGATGTAAAGCACCCCCGCTTTCAGGAGCGTCGCCACCAGACGGATACCGGGGAGCACTTCGTTTTTGGCTTTACGCACAGAAAACCGGCCTCGTCTGCGGATGGATGCAATGAGAGATGCCGCAGAGGGATCCACCACCACCTGTTCCACAGGAAGGCTTCCTGCCAGTTCTTCCAGAGCATCGCAGTACTCCTCATCGGTTAGCATCCGCCCGGACTCTCTTCCGCTATGATAGAACTCCCGGACGCGGTAGGCTTTTCCGCCCGTCACCTGCCAAAGGCCTGCTGAGAAAGGGTTCCTGGTGCCGTAGTCCACGCTGATGTAGTACCTGCCGCCCTCCCCTTCCGGCTCTTTCACATGGACGGCAGGATCAAAATCGTAAACAAGGCCCTCCGCCATGCACCACTGCCCCAGGACGAACCGCCGGTAGAACACCCCGGTGTAGAGAGTTTCGTAGCGGCTTCGGATGCTCTCAGACAGGGCCGGGTTGTCGTCCATGGTAAAGTGCAGATGCAGCATATTTTTCTCCTTGGCTTTTCGGATCCACTCCTTATAGAGCCAGTGCTCCGGACCCTCGGGGTTGCAGTTAAACCACAGCCTGGAGCCGGGTTCCGAGCAGCGGGCGCAAGCCTGCTCAGCAAAAGATTTGGGCATCAGCGCAGCCTCGTCCAGAAGGACGCCCGCCAGCGTGATGCCCTGAATCAGCTTGCAGGAGCTTTCGTCCCTGCCGCCAAAGAGATAATATGTATTTTCCCGTCCCGTATTGTCCGTGACCACCAGCTTGTTCTCACTGCGGTGTTCCCGGATCTGAAACAGCTCCCCCAGCCAATCATCCAGATTCTTTACGATATTGCGCCGCAGAGAGCCTACCGTCTTGCCGCAGACGGCAAAGGTTGCCCGGTCGAAGTTTGCCATGCTCCACAGGAAGAATCCCACCACCATGGAAACCGTCTTGCCGGAACGGACAGCGCCGTCGCAGAGAATGCCGTCGTGATCCTTAAGGCCCGGCCGGTTCCACCATGTCATGGCGATCATCTGCCGCTTGCTGAATCTCCGGTATATCATCCAGTTCCACTTCCTCCTGCGTTGCCGCCAGTATTGCCTCCAGTAGATTATTGCGAGCCTCTTCCTGCTCAGGTTTCCCCTCAAACATCCCCATGTACTTCCCCAGCAGTTCCAAAGCTTTCATCTTGTCGTAGAATTTCAGCCTGATGCCATTGGATGTCCGTTCCACGGACGCGATGGCAGCCCGGTCCGCTTTGGAGAGCGTATCGGTCTCGCGAATGGTCAGTTCACCGTCCGATATGCATAAAAAATTGGTGGCCCTGGCAAATCCGATGGCAGCCAGTTCCTCCACCACTTTCTTTGGCGTTATTTTCTTCAT